CCGGGGCCAACCTGTCCAGGGCCAACCTGTCCGGGGCCAACTACATTGAAAAGGCAAAAAATTTATTTTATCCCATTGCCTGCCCGGAAATCGGCGCTTTTGTCGGCTGGAAAAAGGCAAGGGTCAAAACCAGCGGTCATGAGTGCATTGTAAAGCTGGAAATTACCGAAGATGCCGTGCGCAGTTCCGGAACAGGCCGGAAGTGCCGCTGCTCAAAGGCAACCGTTTTGGAGATTCAGGATTTAGAGGGGATTGTATTGGAGCAGGTCGCCGTCAGTGATAGAGATGAGAACTTCCATTACATTCCCGGAACTGTGGTCTCCGTTTCGGATTTCGACGAAAACCGCTGGAACGAGTGCAGCACGGGCATCCATTTCTATATTACCCGAGAAGAAGCGGTGAGGCATATCCTATGAAAAAGCTGACCCGCGAAGAGCGGCGGCGCCGGAGCCAGAGGCGGCAGCTGATTACATATCTCCTGTTTCTGATCTTGCTGCTGGCGTGGCTGGGAAGCTACCTGATTATGACGGTGAAAGCAGATCGGCCCGCCATGCACAAGCCGGAGCCCGCCACGCAGGACGGCAGCCTACCCGGCGACGATACCCCGGCCCTGGTCCGCTGTTATCTCACCGAAGAGGAGCAGGAGGCCGCGGAAAACGAGCTGATCGAGGCGGCGCTGCTGTCCCATGCCGTCCGCCTGGATGATGTAACAGTCACCCACTACTGCACCTGCTCCCGCTGCTGCGGCAAGTCCGACGGCATCACCGCCAGCGGCAGAAGGGCCACGCCCGGCGTCTCCGTAGCCGTGGACCCGTCCATCATCCCATTGGGTTCTGATGTCCTGGTGGACTATGGCGACGGAGAACTCCACTATTACCGGGCGGACGATACCGGAAGCGTCGTGAAAGGCGCCCACATCGACCTCTGCATGGAGAGCCACGAGGCTGCCATCCAGGCCGGAGTCCGTACCGCTACAATCTATTTCATCGAGGAGGGAGCTATTTGACAAGAGAAGAACGTATCAAGGCATTCACGATGCGGATCGACGGCCACAACTGGCAGGAGATCGCCCGGGAAATCGGATACGCGGACTGCACCATCAAGAATGACCTGTCGGCCTGCATCCGAATCCCGCCTCGTCCCCCGTCCGTGCTGTATCCGGTCATCCGAAGGTACATTGTAGAAAACTTTGGCGGCGTGGTCAAGAGCTTCATTCAGGACGTGGGCGGCGTCTCATACGCCCAGGCATACCAGATGCTCTCCGGGCGATTGGCTGCCTCCAGGCCATTCCGGGACAGCGTGGCCCATCTCATGGGTATTCCCGCAGAAGATGCGTTCCGGATCGGAGGCGAGTCATGAAGCACTGCCAAATCTGTAACGCCTACTTTGACGCCCCTATGGTCCGGGAGGGCACGGACTCCACCGTATTCCCCGGTTACCGCTACCGGGATGAGCTGTGCCCCGTCTGCGGCCAGCCCTATATCGAGGACGCCGCCGTCTGCCCCCTCTGCAAAGGCTATATGCCCGCTGGAAGCATCCTCTGCAAATCCTGCCGCCGGTCCCTTCTAGCCCGTTTCCGGGACTTCGCCGACACTCTCCGGGAAGAGGAAGAGGACCAGCTGGACGAGTGGCTGGACGGCCGCAGCATCAAGGAAAGGAGCGAGTTTCGCTGATGGAAAATAATTTTTTATCCCGCGTCTCCGCTGTTCAAACGGAGCTGAAAGCCCCAAAGGGCCGCACGAACAAGTTTGGCGGATATAAGTACCGGTCCTGTGAGGACATTATGGAAGCTGTGAAGCCTCTTCTCGCTCAACACCAGCTTCTCCTTACGGTCTCCGATACATTGGAGTGCATCTGTGACCGCTACTATGTCCACGCAACCGCTACGCTGTGGGATACCGCTTCGGAAGCATCTCTTTCAAACTCTGCCTATGCACGGGAGAGCGAGGACAAGAAGGGAATGGATGACAGCCAGATCACCGGCACCGCGTCAAGCTATGCCAGAAAGTACGCGTTGAACGGTCTTTTCTGCATTGATGATACAAAGGACGCGGACACGGACGAGTTTGCAAAAGAGCAGGCAGCCGCCGAACAGCGCAAGGAATATCGCTGCGACGACTGCGGCGAACTGATCTATCCCGTCAAAAAGAGAGACGGAAAGCCCTGGGATGTGAAAGATATGGTGAGCTATGCAAACCGTCGGTTTGGCCGCCAGCTCTGTGCGAACTGCATGAAGCGTGTGGAAAGTGAGGGTACCTAAATGTTTATCAATGGCATTACGGACTATGACCGCAGCGGCAAAGAGGTCAAGACCGGCTTCGTCATCGCAAAGGCCACCTGTGACGGAGATATCCGCATCACCAGCAACGGCAAGGAGGTCGGCTCCATCTCCGTCCGCGCCTATGGCCGCAAGGATGGAACCGCCGCTTTCCTGACCGTCAAGGGCTGGGGAAAGCTGGCCCGCCAACTGTCCGTTATGGTGAAGGGCGACCGGGTCATCGCCGCCGGACGGCTGGAGAGCCGGGAGTACAACGGCAAAACCTATACAGACCTGATAGCGGACTATGTGTGGCCCACAGAAAAGGAGTCCCACTTCCCCATCCAGAGCGGCGGCGTCAACGTCTCAGCCGCAGACTTCGCCGAGATCGGCGAAGAGGACGGCGAACTGCCGTTTTAACTGAACAGCAACCACGATAAATAGGAGGTATACAGATGAAAGGAAACGTCATTGAGCTAGACCGGAATGCCTTGCGGGATGCCATTACAGAAAGGGGGAAGAACCTCTCGCAAGCATCTCGTGATCTTGGTTACTCAGACGCATACATCAGCTATTGCATTAGTACTGGGCAGATGAAAGAGTCTGCTGCCAAGTTGCTTTGCTATCAGCTAAACATCCCCCTCTCCCAGATCAAGAAGAAGCAGGCAGCAACGCCTCAGAGTGCCGCCAGCGGATCATACACTGCCCGGATAGATGTCTCCGGCGGGAAAAGCCTCAATATGTCTCTCTACTTCGGAGACGAGAAAATCTGCGAGGCATACAGCAAGATCAAGGGCCCTGGCAAACTAGACCTGATGCAAGCCATCAGCTATGCCGCCCACATGATGTATAAAATTGCGGAGCAGGAAGAGCTGAAGAAAAGGAAGTGAAGCTATTATGGAGCGTTCACAATTCACATTCTATGCGTCGTTCTTCCAATCCATATCCCGCATTAAGAAAAAGGCGGATCGTTGCGACGCCTATGATGCAATCTGCGGATACGCTCTAACCGGAGAGCTTCCAAATATGGATAGCATTGCCGAGTCTGCGGCAATCGTGTTCGATTTAAGCAAACCGAATCTGGACGCAAGCAGACGCAAAGCAGAATCAGGAAAGGCAGGAGGAAAGCGAAAGCAAACCGGAAGCAAACCGGAAGCAAACCGGAAGCAAGAGGAAACGGTAAGGGAGAAAGAGAAAGAGAAGGAGAAAGAGTTAGAGAAAGAGAAGGAATCTTATTCTCCCCCTACCCCCTCTCCGGGGGAGACCGGCTTTGGGAAAGAGCTCCAATCTGCCCTTGACGAATGGTTGGCGTACAAGCGGGAACGGCGGGAGCCGTATAGGCAAACCGGTTTGCAGTCCCTGGTCTCTGAAATCAGAAACAATGCAGCCCGATACGGAGAAACGGCCGTTGCCGAGCTGATCCGGTACTGTATGGCCTGCAACTGGAGAGGCATCATCTTTGACCGCCTGAAGAAATCGGGCGGGAAGGAAAAGCCTACTGCCCAAAGCATGAACGACGAGACGTGGAAGTACATCCGGGAAATGTATCACCACAAGGAGGAACCATGAACAGCAAACAAAAAGGCAAGCGCGGAGAGCTGGAATGGGCCAGCTATTGCCGTGGGCAGGGCTATGACTGCCGCCGCACGGCTCAGTATTGCGGGAACACCGGGGACGCCTCTGACGTTGTAGGGCTGCCCGGCATCCATCAGGAAGTCAAGCGTGTGGAGCGGCTGGATTTGGAGGCAGCCATGGCCCAGGCAAAGCATGATGCGCCTCCTTGGGAATATCCCATTGTAGCCCACCGGCGGAGCCGCTGCGAATGGCTGGTAACGATGCGGGCGGAGGACTGGTTTTCCCTGTACCGGGAATGGGAGGCAGGACGTGAGCGAACTTGAACAATATCTAGTCCCCATCCGACGGTATTCGGCCAACCCCTGCATGGATTGTTGCTGTCCGATCAGCAAGTGTCCATGGCTGCGTGAGGAAAAGCCAGTACCGGGATGGACGGCCAAGAAACGGACGTTCATTGTTGGGAGAGATCAATACGGCGTAAAGCATTGGGTGACTACATACGCCATCGAGCGCTGCCCGCTGGAACAAGGTAAAGGGAAGAAGGAAGAGCAGTGGAGGAAATAACGCTTTTTCAGGAGAAAAAAATCAGTGAGATCAAGCTAGATATCTATGGTGTACCTGATTTATCTAACTGGCCGCAGATTTTTGAAATCCAAAACACAGCACAGAAATGCTACTACACTATAAAGCAGCACGAGAAGGTCATGTGCTCGGTTTCTGGGGGCTATGACAGCGATATTGTTCTGGACTTGGTCATTCGGTGTGGAGGCCGGGCTAAAACAACATTTGTGTTTAACGACACAGGTCTGGAATATGACGCTACGAAAGAGCATTTGATGCGCCTCAAAGAGCGTTATGGCATCCAGATCAAGCGACTTTTTCCCCAAAAGGCAATCCCGAGTTGTTGCCGAGATTATGGGGTTCCGTTCTGGTCCAAGTATGTGTCCAGCATGATTTATCGGCTCCAGAAACACGTGTTCCAATGGGAGGATAAGCCGCTGGAAGTGTTGCTCGACAGATATCCTGGATGCCGCTCAGCGCTCAGGTGGTGGTGCAATGATTTCAAGACAGCTAACGGGAGAGAATCTAGGTTTAACATTGCGTATGTCAAAGGTCTGAAGGAGTTTATCCGGCAGAACCCACCAGATTTTAGGATTTCAGCCAAGTGCTGCGAGTATTCAAAAAAGGTGCCCGCACACAAGGAACTTTTAATTGGAGATTACGACCTTAACATCACTGGTATCCGTAAAAAAGAGGGTGGAACACGGAGCAGCGCCTATAAATCGTGTTATGACGAGATTTTTTGTGGCCCCGACAACTACCGTCCAGTCTTTTGGTGGGGAGATGCGGAAAAAGAGGCATATCGGAAATGGGCCGGAATCATCAGGTCAGACTGCTACGAATTGTGGGGTATGAAGCGTACAGGTTGTGCTGGCTGCCCGTTTGGAAAAGATTTTGAACAGGAGATTGATCTTGTCCATGAGTTTGAACCCAAGCGGTATAGAGCAATGGAGGCTGTCTTCGGGCAGTCATACGAGTACACAAGGCAGTTTTTAGCCTATAGGGAACAGATGAAAAGCCTGCAAAGAAATGCTGATCAAATAAGGCTGGAGGGATTTTATGAATGATGTCAAGCGCGCCCTGCTGGGCGATCAAGAGGCGGCTCGACGGCTGACGGATGCGGGGGTGCTGTTGCCGTGCCCGTTCTGCGGCGGAGAAGTCTACGAAAACCAATGGGTAGATTGCAAATATGAGAGCATCCGAGTTGTCATGCAATGTAAGAGGTGTACCGTACAAACGCCGATTTCTGTCAGTGTTAGGCGCGCCCGCCTTGCCTGGAACACCCGCGCGCCGATTCTGAACGCGGAGGAGATGGAGATGCTGGAGGGGATGGAGCATGGCAATTAAGAACTACACCACGACCATTGATGTCTATAAAAGTTTGGGGGAAATCCAAGGGGCGCTTGCCAGCCATGGGGCACGGAAGATCATGGTAGACTATGACGCGGCGGGGCATCCCATTGGTGTTATGTTTGGCATTGAGACACAGGACGGGCCACGTGGGTTCGCACTCCCGGCCAATGTGGAGGGCGTTCGAGCGGTATTCGCCCGACAGAGGGTGAAAGCAACTCCGGGGCAGGCCGAGCGCACAGCCTGGCGCAACGTGCGGGACTGGATTATGGCACAGATGGCGATTATCGAGGCGGGACAAGTCCAGCTTGACGAGGTGTTTTTGCCTTATTTGACAGATGGGAAAGGCCGAACGCTGTACCAGCTCTATCAAGGCGGATACTTGGCGCTTGGGGATGGAAAGGAGGCCCAGCCATGACGCGGGAAGAAGCGATTCAAAATCGTGAGGACTGCCTGAAATATTTGGAGGGGATAGGCCGGGAGGCAAGCCCTGAGTGTATAGAGGCCGTTCGATGGTCTGTCAAGGCGCTGAAAGCCCTCCGCCCCGTCAGCCGGGAGCAGGTGGAGAAGGTACCGCGCTGCGAACACTGCAAGGATGGAAAGAGCTTTGACGGTCAAGTGGTTATCATGGGAAACAAAGGCATGTTCCCACTGAACTTTTGCCCCCGGTGCGGTTCTCCGCTGACGGACGAGGCCGTGGAGATGGTGATGGAGAGATTATAACTGGAGGCGGTGAACGATGCGTAAAGGGTTAATTCTTATCATTGGCTTGATTGTTGGCTACGCAATAAGTTGGGCATTTACAGTCGGAATTATCAAGCTCATCACAATGTGCTTTTCCATCGAGTTTTCTTTGTCCGTTGCCACTGGGATATGGTTGGTCCTGTGGCTGCTGAAATTGGTTTTTCATAAGTCGAAAGGGAGGCGCTGAACGATGCGGATTGAGCGCAGACGGTATGTAGTTATGCGAAGGAACCGAACTGAGGTTTGGTGCGGTCTAGCAAAGAATTTTAGTTTTCGTCCCATATCGGAAATAAGAGACGTTTCCGTCAAGACATATCGTTCTGAGGCGCAGGCTAGAAGCGGATGTTCTTCGTGGGACAGAGATTTTGAAGTCGTTCCGGTAATTGAGACGATTGCGACTGAGGGGGCGCTGGAAAATGGCAAGGGCGATTGACGGAGACGCACTTAAAAGATGGTGCGAAAAGATAATTGACCAAGCGTGCCATCCAGCAACCGTGCAGATCGGGGAGGTATTTCTGGACAAGGTGCGCTCTATGCCCACCCTCACCCCGCCGAACGAGCCGCTGACGCTGGACGAGCTGCGGGAGATGGGAGGACAACCGTATTGGCATGTTGGGTTACGGGAAGAAAGCCCCCCGCCACATTGGAATATCCTTGATCCGTTTTATGCAAAGCATATCGAGGATTACAGATACGGCGAGAACTGGCTCGCCTACCGCCGCCCGCCGGAGGGATAAGCATGATAAGCCAAAACGATTGGCATTGAACGTAACTGTAACCGTAATTTTCTTAATTTGATTTGTCATGCCCCCACCATCGACGCCGTGCCTGTGGTCAGGTGCCGGGAGTGCATATACTACAAAATCTGCGACGAATGGGAAACTGGCAAGCGGATGCTATGCGAAATCCATCATCACTCATACTTAGACCACGACGGAGACGAACATTTTTGCTCTTGGGGCCAGCGAAGGGAGGCCGAGCATGAAGTTTCGGAACCCTGAGACGGGGGAAGTGTTTAACAATTTTCAGCCATTAAGGAGGAGGCCAACATGAAAGAGAAATGCCCTATTTGTGATTACGATATCGAGCACTGCCAATGCCGTTTCGGTGGGTCTGCCCATCCAGACCGGAGCAAGAGGGAAAAAGTGGTAAAAGACCATTTATATCTTTTTTCCGATAAACAAGTTAGGCACATTATTAAACTCGAAAGATATTGGAGAACGAGTTATTTGGATGAAGAAAAAGAGAAAATCCGGGAGGAATTGGAGCGGGAGTACAACCCAGTTCTGATGCCTGCGCCGGTAGAGGAGGCCAACATGGACAAGCCGAGAATTTGCGAGGTGCTGGGGGTTGAGGTAGGAGAGGATGTTAAATATCGGCATACGGACGGAACAGAAGAAAATATTTGTGTTTGTGAGGATGGTCGAGTTATTATTTCTTCTCTTTCATGCAAAATCTCAACCGTTGCTGTACTTATAAATGCCATCAACCACCCCGACCGCATCATCCGCAAGCCCCACTGGACGGAGCAGGAGGTGGAGAGGGCAAAGGCGATCAAAGTTTTGCTCCCGGAGATCAATGCAATAAAATGCAATGGTGCATTGACGCAGTTCCTGGAAATTGTAGACGGCACATATTTTCAGAGAGAAGTAATCACCAGATATCTGTTCCCGTCTGTTGAAAAGGGTCATGTATATACCCTTGACGAGATCATCGGAGGTGCCCAATGAGAGAAATCCTTTTCAAAGCCAAGCGGTGGAGCGATGGAAAATGGGTATATGGAGATCTGAATCAGCTCCAAGATAGCACCATTATCCACTGGTATAACAACGGGTGCCGAGTGGCTGATGAGGTCGCCCCCTCCACGGTCTGCGAGTACACCGGCCTGAAAGATAAGAATGGGAAGCGGATTTTTGAGGGGGACAACGTCTATGACCCGCACGAGAACTCAATATACACAGTAGAGTGGAACGAAAATAATGCGATTTTCCAGATGGCACATGACTGGCACAGAAGGAGCATAGAGACGGTATACTACTGTGAGATCATCGGCAACATCCACGACGGGGAGGGCGACAATGATTAAACTGAAAAACTGCCCGCATTGCGGCGGAGAAGTAATGCTCTGTAAACTGAATACTATGGTTTCTGTTGTAGAGTTCTCTATTGTATGCACAGATTGCGGATTGGAAACTTGCATTTACACAAACCCCATGGCGAACTGTTGCTTTGATATGGGCGAGGCAGTCAGAACTATCATTGAAAAATGGAACAGGCGCGACGGGGAGGGAGGACGGTATGAGGAGATCGCCGGAGGTGCTGGAAATGCCTGACTGGACCCGCATCCCCGCTCCCATTGAAGCGGAGCAGGACCGCCGGACCATCTGTGGCCTGCTGGTGGCTGCTGGGTTGACCGTCCGCATCGTCAAGGCCCGGTCCAGTCCGGCAAAGTCAGCGCCTTTCAAGAAGTACATCGAATACCGGGAGGAATGAGAAAAGGCCCCGCCGTCTGGCGGGGCTTCTCTTATGCATAGGGGTTATTTTTCTCCCAACTCTTGTTGATGATTGTCCAGAGGTCCGCCTTTTGCTCTTGGGTGAAATTGTGGCTATCCAGATAAGCCCTGGCCTCACTTTTGGATTTGTACCCATTCTTGTCCGCATCAATTCCGTTCTTCATATCCGCATACTGTTCGACAGTCAGACCGGCGGCCACTGCCTGCTTCGTTTTCTCATAAGCCGTCCCAGACATGATCCCGGCGCCGTACTGATGATAGAGGGCCAAGTATTCCGCCGGAGATATGCCAAGATCGTTCTGCGCTGTCTCTGCGTTGTATACCCATGCCGGAACACTGTCGGCTCCCAGAATCGTTTCCTTTGCCCGCTGGCTGGCGTAGTCATTGCAGAGGTCCAAAAGCTCCGTCTTGGTAGTATCATTCGCCCTCTTGTATGCGCTGCTGCCCATCATGGAGGACAGCGTAGTCAGTGCGACGGCTCCGCGATCCCGGAGATAGTCCTGCCGCTCCTCGTAGGTCAAGGACTTGCTATAGGTCTTGCCATCTTTTGTGTACGAGAGCTCCGATGGGGCGCTCTTAGAAGGATAGAAGGAGGTCTCCCCCGTCCGCTCGCGCAGCGCTTCCATGTTTTGAGACACTTCGCTCTGATTGTAGGTGTTGACCCCAACCGGGTTCAAAAGAGCGTTCAGCAGGCGGTCCGCCGTACCTCCCTGATATAGCTTTTCCTCCCCCAGTGGGTTGACAGACCCCGGTAGTGTCTCCCTCAAACCCGGGATGCTGTTCTTCACGCTGTCCACAACCTGCTCCCCCATCGTATCCCCGGAATAGGTATTGCGGGGTCGGTCATCCAGCCCACGGGCCGTAGACCGCAGAATGTTTGGAATCAGGGAAGAAGCTACCGTGTTTGCCCCCTCCTGCAACAATACTTCCCGTGGGTCCTGTCCATATTTGATGATATCCGTTGCCGCATTCCCGATGAACTGCATCACTGGAAGCTCCGCAGTTGCATCCATAAAGGATTTCGGCACAGCATTAAATGAAGAAACGATGGGGTTCCCTTCACTCTTTGCCATCTCCGTCCCCAGGTTCATCAACAGGTTCAGCGGTTCGATGGAGGACAGGTCGATCAGGGTGTCTCCGCTCTGCCATTCTGTGCTTCCGCCAGACAAAGCCCGTTCTGTTGCAGAGATATTCAACTGGGTCCCCGTGATGCCCTCGCTGGAATTCAGCGCCGCCACGTCCGGATCATCCTCGTCCCCTGCCTGAGACAGAAGCCCCGACTGGGCCAAAAGCATAAATCCGTATGCAATGGCGGTTCCGGTGAGGCCCCTGGTGGTGTCAGAGACGGCCCGGGCCTGTGCAGCCGGGTCCACATTCTGACCGCTGACAGCCTGCGCCACGGTTTTACCCATTTCCACAATTCCCTTGACAGCGTTCGCGGGAGAATACTCCAAACCGCGAGATGCCAGATTTCCGGCTACCCGGGTAAACGGCGCCACGATGTCACCAGCTCCGAAGGCATGGACTGTACGGCCGCGGATGCTCCGTCCACTGTCACCAACGCCAGCAACCATATTCAGTACATCATGTACCTGCTGGATCGCAAGAGAAAGTTTGCTGTCATCCTGGAACGTCCGGTATCGCGCAAGCGCGTCAGCTTGATTCTGTGCATAGTCCTTGTCAGCAGTCTTGATCTTCCCCTGGTCGACCAGCGCCTGGGTCCGGCTCGCATTGCTGCGGGCAAGGCCCTTGTAGAATTCGTCTGTAGCATTCAAAAGGTACGCTTGGTTCCGCTCCAGCATGGACATTACACGGTCCACAAAGTTTCCGCTGGCTTTGAAGGTCCGGCGGCTGCTGGTGCCGTACCGGCTCTGATTACCGCCCATGTCTACGTCCATGGTGATTTCTGCAATCGCCATTTGCATCGCCTTAGCTGCCTGCCCCAGATTGGAACGCTCATAGGCCACGCTGCGGGTCCCTGTTACTTTGGACAGCGCCATATCCAGCAGGGCCGCCCCCTTCATGGAAAGCGCGTCCAGGCCGTAGAAAGACGTGTTTCCGGTGATGTTCTTCACCGCCGTTTTGGGGTTGGACAGCATGTTCAGGATTTGGATAGTCTTGATCTTCTGACCAACATTAGCCGGTGTTGCGTCTGTACTCATGGCAGAGGTGGATGCATAGGCAAACTGCTTCAACTGGTCGAATGTCAGGGAGTCCAAGCTGCTGTTTGCAACCGCGGTCATAATCCGGCTCTGCCGACCAGTTAAGCCATTCAAAACGCCCCGCTGCTGTGCAACGTTCAGGATAATGTCCTTCAACTGCTGCGGCTCTGTGGCCTGCTCGATCTCCGTATCCCACTTCACAATCCGTTGGAAGGTGCTGCGCTTCTCCTCTTCGGAAAGATTGGAGTTTTGCAGATTGTCCCACGCCTCCAGCTCCGAAGATTGTCCGTTCTGGTTGTCCCGGCGGCTCCACTTGGCGTTTGCCTGAACGCCTTGACCAGTGGCAGTCTCATGCTCCCGCATGATCCGCAGGAAGTCCGTATATTCCTCAGAGGGGATCTCCAGATTTGCGGACTTCCCTTGCAGCTCCTGCTGGATCATCCGGGCGGCATCCATCTGGGGCGCATTCCATGCCGTCGCATCATCTAGGGACTGCACCAACTCATGAAAAGCCGTCTCGTCAATGTCTCGCAGGAAGGTCCGCTGGCCGTCCCGAACGGCGTACACCAGTTCTTCTGCCAGATTGAGAGAACGCCCTTCTGTTTGGCTTTCATACCGGAACAGCTTGGCATAGTCCTCCCGTGAAAGGCCGGTGGCGGCTTCTTGATATTGATTATACGGCATGGACTCCGCAAGGCGGCTGGTCCTCTCCTGCCCTTCCATGCCGGGGGTGGTGAAGCCCCGCCGGGCGCTGCCCAGGTTGTCATAGGTTGGCGGTGCCTGTGTGTCTCCGGTTTCCTGCCGGGTATCCCCAAACAGAATTTGCGCCAGAATGTCCGAATTGACATTTTCCGCGCCGGGTGCTATAGTAGTATCAGAAGCAGGAACCCCTCGGGAGGCCCGCCCGTCTGTCACGGTGTCGACAGTGCCCGGTGTTGTTCCTGCACCATCCCCCGCGTCTACTACGGTATCGAGGTCACCCGAAAGGGCAGAAGTTCCGTCTGGTGTAGATGCGGGGGATTCGTCATTTCTAAAGATGACGTCTCCATTTGCATCCACTACCTCGTGAAGATAGTAGCGGTTGCTGGCGCTGTCCTTCGTGACGATGACACCTAAGTAAGTAGGCTGCCCCCGGTAGGTAATTGGCGCTGCGAAAGTGTAGGTATCATAGCCGCGCCCTTTCCAGTTCTGTTGATAGTCAATCTGCTGGCCGTTTCGGATTACATCCGGGACGGCCGCAAATGTCTCGATTTTGGAAGGGCCTGTCCCATGTCCGATCATGCTGGACTTGATTCTCCCCCTGGAGAATAGAACATCACCAAAGCCGGGCCGATTGACCTTATTCCCAATCGCATTGACAAAAGAGGAAAGCCGATCCACCAGTTTTCCACTTCGGGGGATTTCTGTCCCAGTAACCTCGGCAACCGGATTCATGTTTTGGATATGCGGAATAGACTGACGTACACGGCTAACAAGCGTTGGCTCCAAAAAGCCTGTAGTACCCTCTGCAGCCTCCTGTGCCTGGGTGGTGGAAACGGGTGCAGTTTCCGTTTGCGCCGTTCCTGCGGCATCTGTGGCCCGGCGCTGGGCATTTTCGGTGTTTCTGCGGCCAATGCTTCCAGCAGCTCCAAGCGCACCACCCAAAGCGCCTCCAATCAGGCCTTGATAAATGGTGTCTGCCAGATAGTCCGGGTCCTGATATTGCTGCAGGGCGTTTTTATCATAGGTGATCTGTTGCAAAACAGGCTGCACCAGTGCTTCCACGACTTCCTCGCCACCTTCGCTCAATGCGGAAAGGACCGTTTGTCCAGCCGCACTCTGGCCCAGGCGTCCGGTTGCTTTTGCGATAGCATTGTCCAGAACACCGGAACCAAAGGTCCGTCGAAGCGGAGCGGCCACGTTGGCGATCTTCTCTGTCGCTACACTGAGTGCCGCGCTCCCCGCGCCATAGGCCAGCTGTTGCCCCAGCGTCGCCCCCTCCTGCCGGGCCTGCTGCGTCCCGGAGCCAAAGCCACGGACAGCCATGGGGGCAAGGGCCGATGCGCCGCCGGTGACAGGAGCCAGGAGGGCGCCGATCAAGGCGTCCCCTGCCAGCTGCGTCCCGGCCACACCTACGTCCACGGCAAACTGCCCCAGACCGCCAAGCCCCTCTTTCGCCGCCGCGATATTCTCCGCAGACTGCTCAGATAGGCGGTCCGCTGTCTCATAGGCGGAGTTGATGGCACGGGAAATGGGGGCGTGCTGGGCCTCCGCTCCCTGGCGGTAGACGCCGGACCGCTGCTCCGCACGCGCCGCCAAGGTCTCCAGCTGTTTCCGCATAGACGCCGTGATGGGTGTTCCATCATCCAACGTCCCACGTTTCAACATCTCCCGGTAGTGGGCTGCGTTCTCAGCCTCCTGATTGGCCCGCTTTGTGGAAAAGCTGTTGGCGGTGTCCACACTGCGCATCAGGTCCAGCAAAGACCCGCCGGAAGAGGCATAGTTTGCACCGGTTCCCTGCACCGCGCCTTTAGCCATGCTCCCCAGACGGGAGGGCCGGTCCACCTGGATCACGGTGCCCGTGGTGCTGTCCACAATGTCGGTGATGTGGTCCTGCCGTGGATCAGTTGTTTTTGGGGGTTGTATAGTTGGTTGCAGTTTCTGAGAGACAGGGGCGCTTTTCTTAGTTGCCTTTGTCCTTGGGTTCGTTTCCTGCTCCCTGTCTCTCACCTGCTGGCGGCTCATTTCTTGCAACTTGTTAAGCCGGTCTTGGATGCTTGCCATAGACACCTCCGTTAAAGGCCGATAGACCGAAGCAGAAAGTCCGCTTCTGCCTCTGTAATCTGTCCACGTTCAAGTGCATTCGAAATCATTTCACCAATAGTTCCCAGCTGTGATGCCGAGTTTGACCTGCTCATGGCGTTTGCAATATTCATTGCGGCTGGGCCAAGTTGGGAGGCGTCTGTAATTTGCAGACGTCCATTCAGATTTCGAATTGTGGTGTCACGGTCTGCCTTTTTCACAGTGCCTTCTGTATCTGGGGTGCTCTCGATTTTGTTTCCTTCATCGCCGCCACTAGAATCCCCACCAGAAGTGTTTGTACTTCTCCGCCCGCCGTCCGAACCGCCAGTAGACATTGCAGCAAGCCGCATATTCAGCGCGTCGGCTGTGGAAATCCCAGCCTCATTCAGAGTGTTGGTGTCCGGCATCACGCCCGCCGCCAGCATCGTCATCGCCAGATTATAGGCATATTCCCGGTTCTGTGCCGAAAGGCTGTCCTGATACTCCTGCTGGGAAGCGTCAAACTGCTGCTGCCACTGGCTGTTTCCAGCGTTGAACTGCGCTTCCCAGTTGGCCTGCTCCTGGGCAAGCTGTGCCGTCTGCATGGCGGCGTTGTCCTGCCGTACATACTCATTGTACAGGGCCTGGGCCATCTGGTAGTTCCCTTCCGCCTGCGCCTGCACTGCCGCGTTGCGATATTCTATCGCCAGCTGCTGCTGTTGCAGGGCGTTTTCCGCAATGGCATCGGACTCCTTTGTGGAGATGTCCGTGAGGTTGCTTTGCAGCACAGCGGAGTTTGCAAGAGCCGCCTGCCCGCTGGTTCCAGTGTTCAAACCTCGTGCGTTTGCGTACTCATTAAAGGCCATCCGGGCAATATCATTCTGAGACGCCGCTTCATTCCGGGCGCCCTGGTAAATGCCGGGAATTTTCTCCGCGTCCGCCTGCAGGCCTGCCAAATTCTGTTCGTATGCCGATTTCAGAGCCGCCAGCTGTGCGTCCGTGTAGGCTTTGTACATGTCATTCAGGTATCCAGAAAGGTCCGTGGGCTGGAGAGAGTCATAATAGGAAGAGTCTCCGCCTCCGGAATATCCGCCTCCACCATACCCCTCCTGTTCCCGTTCCTGCCTGTTTTTGACATTGATGGCCTTTTTCGCATACCCATTATCATCGTAGGTATATTCATAGTCTCCCTTCGTGACCGTCTGCCCAGCCAGTCCCTCGTTTCTGGACATATCCGGTCTGGTTTTCCCGCGGATAGACTCCTCTGCAGCTGCCATATCAATTTCACCTCAATTTCAAAAAAATAAGCGCCAAAGCCCGGATCACTCCGAACTCTGGCGCTGAACGCTCTAGCTTGTTATCAAGTTGTACAACAATTATACAACAAAAGGGGCCGCTATGCAAGCGGCCCCCTTGTTTTGTGGGAATTATTCCTGATTGAGATGCTCCATGCACATCCGGATCGCTTCCCGCTCCCGGTCATTGGATGCCTCCTCCATCATAGCGCCCAGCTGCTCCATCATGGAGTCCTTCGCCTCGCTGCGGGAATAACCACGGGCACGGGAGTAGCCGTCGCGGCTGTATCCGCCGCGCCCGTCACGGGAGTAGCCGCCGTCCCGGCTGTAGTGGCCCCGGACATAGTGCTTGCCGCGGTTGGCATAGCTGGAGCCTCTGGCATAGCTGGAAGGAGAGTCCATGTCGGCTGCCTGACTGTAACCGCCCTCCTCCAGCATCATGATCTTGTCCACGTTCTTGATGGTATCCGTCAGCTTGTGGACCATCTCCAGGTCTCCGGCGTTCATGTTGCTTTTCTGGGCATATTCCTCCAGCTCCTTGCAGAGCTTTTCTTTCAGGTCATACAGATATTCCATATCGGTTCTCCTTTCACGCGATGCGCTCAACAATAAAATTACTGTTGGCAACGAGGATGGGCTGCGTACTGGTGTTCTTTGCGGCGACGGTGACACAGCAGCCACGGGGGACATCCACCACAGCGGAAACATAAATATTGAAGAAGTCCTCTGCGGCAGCCGGGGTGACGGTAGCGGTGGAAGCGTTCAGCGCCTCACCATTGATGGAGATCGCTGCCGTGATGGCCTCCACGGTCCCACCGGTGGGGATAGCAATATTCGCTCCAAAGGACACTTTGAATTTTGCCCGGCACTGGTTCGTTAGCCCGCGAAGAGTCACAAGTCCAGCGCCTTCCCGATGCACAATGCAGGGCTTGCCCGTGTTGGCCTCCTCAGTAAAAGGCACGTTCTGACCAGCGGCAACGGTTACGATTGCGCTGTTGCTGTATTCAGCCATAAACTTCATTCCTTTCAAAAAGATAGCGGCGAGGCCGTTGCCCCGCCGCATGGTTCAAAATCGGCACGGGGCCGAACATGTAAGCCTTTCTTACAAGTTGATGTATTGGGTTTTAGCAGCCGCAGCCGCAGGGATTGCAGCCACATCCGGCATAAGGATTGGGCACCTGATAGGCCGGGACAGGCATGGGATTGATTCGGCGGATCAGCTCGGCAGTCTGCGCTTCCTGGTTGGCGGTAATGAAAGCATTCTGAGCCGCCTGAGAAGCCTGGAACTTCAGACTCTGGTTTTCAGCCGTCAGAGTAGCGATCTTGTCCTGGGTCAGGAAGTCCAGGATTGCGCGGCTGTTGGCATTGGCGTTGTCGATGATGTCCCGCGTGCTGTTCTGGATGGTGTTGCGGGTATCGCAGGCCTGGGTAGCCATGTCGTACCGCACGCCCTGAATGGCGTTCTGGATACCATTGGCCTGAGTAGCCATGTTGTAATTCACGCCATCAACTGCCCGCTGGGTCTGGCAGCAGCAATCCTGCAGCTGATACCCCAGATTACAGATGGAATTATCAACACTGTGGAAACCGTTGCTCACGGCATCCCGGATGGAGGTCTGGCCGTTCTGGAGACCGTTCAGGGCGAAGCCCTCGTTGATGTCGGCCCTGGTGGCCCAACCCTGACCAGAGGGAGAACCCAGGCCATTGCCGGAGTTACCACCCCAGCCGCCGCCATAGCCGCCCCAGCCGAACATGCCGAAGATCAGGAACAGGATGATCCAGGAGGCCCAATCGCCGCCCCAGCCGCCGAAACCGCCGTTTCCGCCCTGATAGGCAGGAGTCACGGGCATGGTCATCACAGCGCCGTCAGAAGAAAGACTCATTGTGTTATCTCCTTTGTAGATTTATTTTCAAAACCCGGCCGGGATTTTGATCGAAGTTATTTACCGAACATGCTCCGCATCCCCTCAAACATGCCCTGCATCTGCTGGGCCTGATTCTGGACTTGGTTGAGCTGATCTTGGGAAATGCGTCCAGAGGATACCATCTCTTGTATCATGGCGTTAGGGTCCTTGCCCCGCATCTGCTGCATGAAGGATTGAAACTGCTGCATCATGTTGGGCTGTCTGTTGCCGCCCATAGCCTGATAAAACGGGTTCATTCTGCATCCTCCTTATCTTTTGCCGCCAGCGCATCCAGGCGGGCCTCCAACGCTTCCAAGCGGGACAGGGGCGCATACTCTACCGTTGGAGCCTGCGGGGCCTGTACGGGCCGCTGATTGCGCTCTACAAGGTCATATATCTTCATGCTGGGCTTGCCGCTTGCGTCCGCCTGTTTGAGATAGACCACCGGAGAGTTGCTGTCCCATAACGTAACGGCGGAGTTTGGAGCGACCAGATAATTAGCCGCCTCCATCTCGCTCTGCACCCACACAATAGACGGTGACGCCGGGGCTTGCTGCGGCTGCTGCATGGGCTGATAGGACTGCCGCAGTTGCGTCAGCTGGTCCGCCATAGGCGGCTGATACGGTTGGTACGGCTGATAGTAATAGGGATAGTTCGGCATCTCACGTCATCCTTTCTGCCAGTAGTACAGCACAGTTTCGTGTTCGCTGTGCCACGTATCGTAGATCACACCATCCTGCAGGCATACCACATGGCCGGACAGGGCCAGAATGTAAGTCCCGTTTGGATGCCCCATCGCAAACTCTGCTACGGTCATATCCTCGGGCGCCATGTCACGCTGAAAGCCATGCCGCCGGAGGTAAGCTCCCCATGTGGCGTTTGCGCTTGGCATATCGCCTCTCACAGCGCCCTCAATGCAGAGACCAAGGTATGTCCTGTACCAGTCCTGCTCCAATGCTTTTGAGATGGCCCGGACGGTGCAATCCCCCACATTTTTCTCGTAGGGATTCGGATTGTAAAATTCAAACATATTACTTTCGGTCATCATACAAAAGCTCCTGCTGGTGGATGTATCCTTCCAGGCCGGAGTAATTGCCGTCAGCGGCATATTTCATGCAGATGTCCCACGCGCCGGACTCTGTGAAGCCGCAGGCCACCAACCGGGCCACCAGTTCTGAACCATTCAGGATCAACTTAAAACACGCCCTTATGTAAGAAATCAGGAGGCCGCAAGGAGGGCGGCGACGTGTACCAACCCTTGTCCCTTACGTCCTCCTGATGATATTTTCGCAAAAAAGGCCCCGCCTGGGTGGTTCCCAAGCGGGGTTTAGGTGAAATTATGTGAAATGTAGTTTTTGAGCTGTGCTTTCAACTTTGTGGAGAATCCGTTTGACTCGGTGAGAGATGGTAGACCGCTCCCAGCCGAACTCCGCTGCAATGTCGATCTGCGGGACTTGGTCGATCAGGTAGCGCCGGGCAATGTCCGTATCGTCGTTCCCAAGATTAGCTTCCCGGATGGCCGTCTCCATCTCGGAGCGCATAAGGCCATCCAGGCTATCCGGTAATCTGACACGGGCAGTTGCCACAGTTTCACGTCCTTTCGATCAGCTCCCAAAGACGATGCAACATCGTGCACATCTGCTGCCGGGTAACGGGCTGAGAGAGCATCAGGTCCCCCTCGCTGTTGCCCGTCAGGATGCCGTTTGCAATGGCCCATTCCACGCCCTCCTTGTGGGCGGGAGACGGTGTATTGTCCATAGTGACCTCCTTGTCATAGGCGGGCCGTACAGCCCCCAAAATCTGCCCTAGCGTCCGGGTCCGGCGCATGACCTCTCCCCCGTCGCTGTCGTTGCCAATGGCGGTGTTGCCCTCGATGGCGGTGATGGAGCTGCCGCCCACCGCCTCCACGATGCCGCAGTGGTCCGGGCGCTTGTCCCCGCCCCAATCGTAGATCACCACGTCTCCGGGCTGGTAATTGGATGTCACCCAGTTCCCGGCGGACTTTGCGGCGTTCATCAGGATGGTGCAGGAGGCCGTCTCAATGGGCAGCTTGACACTCGCCTGGGCAAAGACCCACTCCACAAACATCACGCACCAGGGCTGGCCGTCCAGGCCGTACCATGCGCCGTATTTCGTCCGGTTGGAGTTGGCTGGGGTCTCTTTGTACCCCAGCTCTCCCCGGGCGATGTCAAGGAGTTCCCGTACTGTTGCCATTGTCCGCCTGCGCTTTCTTCTCCGCCTGCGTCCCGAAATAGAAGGCGATCACCACGGTGAACACCGTCAAGAACTGCTCTGCTGTCACGCCGCCGGTGCAGGTCAGGTAAGCGAACACCGCGGTCAACACAATGGTGACAATAGACTTCACCGCCAGAAGGTTTGCCAGGCGCTTCTGTAACGTCTCCATATCAGCCCTCCTCATAAATGATAGTGAGGCCATATTCGACAGCTGCATCATGCTCAATCCTGCACCCACGGGCCTTTTTCCAACCCTTGCAGAAGTAGGCCGCATGACAGAGGCTCATGTTTTCCAGGGACTTTGCGAGGAAGCACAGGGGAATCTGGACAACTCCACGCTCCTCCATCTTCTCTTTGCTGTACCACTCATCTGTGAACAGGGTGTTCACGATCTCATACCCCTTTTCCTTCAGGGCCGAGATAGCTTTCTCCCTGGTTGCGATGATTTCTTCATCGGTTTTTCCAGCCATCGGCTGGGACAGCATAGCTTTCATGTCTTACACCTCCGGCTCCACCAGGGTGTCACCCTTCAGCTGGTACTTGTGGCCGGCGATGTAGACCAGGGCATATTCCTCTCCCATGTTGACATCCACGGTCTTGCCGTTCACCACATGAACCTTCTCCAGGCAGCCTACTCCGTGGTCCATCAGGCCATAGCCGTTGACGGTGTCGGGGGTCTCCCCTGCCGTGGTCGCCACGAACTCCTCCTGAGTGATGACATTGCGGTTGGGGTCCAGGGTAAAGCCCGCCTCCGCCTCCCTCAGCGCCTCATTCGCCTCGGGCAGGGTCATTTCGCCAGTGGTGTACTTGTTCAGAATTTCGTTGGTAGTCATAAGTAAGCTCCTTTCAAATTACAGCCCAATGCGGGCCAAAATAAACGCAATTACCGCCGCCAGAACCGCCCACACGGACTTGTCCACGATGGCTTCCCACCGCTTTTTCGGCTTGGCCTGCTCGGCCTCCTGCCATGCGATCAGCCGGTCCAGCTTCTCCATGATATTGTCGTACTGCTCATTCCGGGCGGCCTCCGCCTTTTCCAGTTCCCGCATCCGGTCAAAGAGTTCTTTATGGGTGCTGCGGGATGCCTCCCGCCATTCCGACATCTGCTTTTCCAGCATATTGGCTTTCTGGAGGCCTAGGCAGTCCCTTTGCGGGTCCAGGATGCACTTCTCGTCCATTTTACTCTGCCGCCTCCGCAGTCAGCATCTTACTGAGGGCGCTGTATTCCTCCGAGGTCAGCCTATCGGCGGCGAGATACACGTCCATCTTCTCCTGAAGGCCCTCGGTCCGCCCCCGGTCAATCAGCAGCTTGCAAAGATTGTATACAGTTGTCATGGTTCTGCTCCTTTCGTGTTATACAGTGGTTGTGGTGAGTTCCAGCATACACAGGCGTTCCTCATGGTCTGCCAGCATATCAAGGGTAACGTCCTCCGCGGTGGGTTCCGGCTCCGGTTGTCCATCATCCTCCACGGTAATCTGCCCTTGATATGCCTCCGCCTGGGCCATAGCGTAATTCGTTTCCGTGTAGGGCATCGTAACACCGGAGAGCACCGTCTCGATGTCCGGCTCTTCCGGGGTGCCGCGGTTGATCTCTGTTGCCAGCTGATATTTGATGATCTTCATAGTGCCTCCTTAATCCGTGGTTTTGGTGTACTTCATAACAACGATAGCACTGGAAGATGAGAAATTTACATTAGAGCCAATATAAATGACAGTGCCAGCACGGTAAAAGCCGGCAACTATGTTATCTCCAATCAAATTTTTGCCAGTCGACGGATCAGAGTTTGGGGAAGAACTTCCGAAAAGTTCAAAACATACTCCCATATCTGCTACGCCGTGCTCCACAGATTTATTAGTATTGTTAGGCAAAGCCCCAAAGTTTATCGCTTTGACATACACAGGCTTTCCGTTGTACCGCTCAACGGTGCGGTACTCGACGCCGAGAGACAGTAACGGGTTTAGGTATTCCCAAGGGCCCCAGTTGCCACCATTGCAGAACCGCACAGCAATTTCGGAAGTAAGGGCCGCAAATGCGATTTGTGTGTAATATTGCAGGCTTGTATACGGCATGACTAGAACTTTTCCGCTCTTGAAGCTGGGAATATTCTGCACTGCTGACGAGAACGCATAGAATCCGCCTAATATGGCGTTGTTGAGATCGTTCCCAGGAATTGCGCTCCCATTGGCCCCCAGCCCAAACCTGCCGGGATTCAGACTTTCTGCGCCACGCACACACTCCAACAGCGTCAGTGGGAAAATGTTCTTCCCATACCATTGCAGCTGCGCCGTGCTCCCCGCATTCGCAAACGTCGGCGCCGCCTTGGTGTACGTCCACTCCCGCGTCACCGTCACCACACCGCTGCCGGGGTTGGTGGAAGCCGTGATCTTGATGGTGCCCGTTCCCGTGGGCAAGTCCACCACCGAAATCTTGTTGTCGGCTCCGTTGGTGGCCGTGTATGTCCGAGTGTTGACGCCGTTGATGGTTTCTGTAACCGTCAAAGTACTAGTTCCGCTGGAGGACACCGAATACTGCACATCATTTGTGAGAGTGCCCAAACTGCCGTCAGACCCAGAAATCACCAGGGCAGAAAGAGGGACTACAGAAACAGATGTGCTCGTTGTATAATCGCCATATTTCCCGTTTGCGAGAGATTTGACGCGGTACTGCACGCTCGTCCAGGTGCCCACCGTTTCCTCAAAGCTCGTGTTCGCTCCGGAATACACTTGCACCCAGTCGGCGTCCGTGTTCGCTTTGCGCTCCAGGATGTAGCTGCTTACTCCATCTACGGC